TAAGCATCGTGGGCAATGCGTCAGGGTGAATATGCTCCCAGAAATCGATGGCCACCACGATATCCATATCGTGTAGCCCTTTGAGGTCATGCACTATAGGTATCGCCATCATACGGTCCTCAAACCGCTGCTTGGCAAACATTGACAGCGTTTCGGATATATCGCAGTATGTCACCTGATTGCCGGCATATGCCAATGCAATGCAGAGGGACCCTATACCGGCACCAATCTCCAGTATTCGCTTGTTATGGTGGTGGACTAGCGGCTCCACCCGCCGGTGAAATGTCTCATTCTGATAGTTCCACGGGATTAGCTCATACAGGTAGTCATCGCCTTCCCGATAGAACTGGTCAACCTGCTCCGCCGTCCTCGGATCGGCGTCCTTCCAGCGTTTACCGGCAACAGCTACATTATATGCCTCAACCCTTGCCCGACCTTCCTCATAGGTTATGCCGAGGAATCGAGCCAATTCCCTTATCGCCTCTTCCATGAATCCCCTTTCAAAGGAGAAGGCGGGGGAGAAAGGAGCAAACGCCCCCGCCATCTCCAAAACCGATGCCTGGCCAGGCTACAGTATCTAGACTGCCGCAAATCTCGGATTAAACCGGATGTTAAGGGCTGCAACCTCCTGCACCGTGTTGGTCGCAGCCATGACTATCTCGCCCCGCACGTGGGTATAGCCGTCCGATAGCTCCTCGGCCCTAACCTCAATGACATCACTCTGGTCGGTCGTAGTATTCGATGCCAGCGTGCAAGTCGCCAAGTAGCTTGTCGAGAACTGCGTGCTATTCGTGCCCTGCGCGATGTAGAATGTCGCCCCGATTCCCCCGGACGCATGGTCGGTCAACTGACAGCCAAGGGCGAAATTGTTATATTTCGCCAGGCTTACCGCGTTGCCGGTTTGTGCGGCTGTTGCATTGGGAATCAAAGGCCCAACACCCGTTTCGCATTTGATGTTCTCTTCCAGTTTGTGCATTTTATTCACCTCTTGTTAGTCTAAGTCGAGGGGGCCGATATATCGGCCCCCTATCAGTTCAACTCTAGGTAGCGTTATTGAGTACCACAAATGGGCTCAATGTGCTACCGTGCTTTGGGGTCATCTCGGAATCAACCCACGGCTGACCGTCCACCCTCTTGACGAAGCGCCAGGTTGTCTCATCGGTCACAAACCGATACTCCTTAGACACATCGACTCGCAGACCCGACCTATCACCAATCAGGTAATAACTCAGATCGCATAGGGCAATGTCCCCGCTCGTTCCGAGGGCCTGTGCCTTCTCCGTGAAGACAAGCGGCATGCCGAACAGTCTGGTCGGATTTTTCTTCGTCGCACCCTGATCCAGCGCAACCCAATTGACACTAGTCGTGGCCAATGCCATCAACTGTGGCAGGATGCTCGGATTGGCAATCCAGACCGTGTTCGGGCCGTACAGGCTATTGGGATATAGCCGTGCCAACAGATTCCCGAGGTCGGTCATGCTGATTGTGTTACCAGCCGCTGCCCTCGCAACGCTGATGAGCGCACCCGAATTCATAAAACCCAGGGGCTCACCGACGCCACTGCCATCGATAAACGCCTCATCCTCATACCAGGCAATCGCCCCGCCAAACAACTTGACAAGCAGGGCCTCCAGCGCAATAGCGCTATCGGCCAATAGCTGATCGCTGGCATAGGTAAAGCCAATCAACTCGTGCGCAGTCAGCTTCACCCGTCCGAATGTCGGTTGACTTGGCAACTTTGTGCCTGCCTCCTCTGTCCAATAGGCAATGACTCCACCGCAAACCCCTCCACTCTCGCTGTGCGTTACATCAGCAAGCTTTGGAATCAACAGGGTGTCAGTGGCCATAGGAATCACCGTCGCATACGGCCTGATGACCGCCCGCTCCAGTGTATCCATGAGTAGCCGAGGCAGAAACTCCTCTGGCACCAGGAAGCCACCGGCACTATCCGTGCCTTCGCTAAGGGCCTTCAATCGCCGGTCGCCAGGATGCAGCTTGACATTATACAGAAAGTCCCCCAAGCTCTTGAAACCTGTTGGTTCCTCTTCTTCGCCATTACCATCGCTCGGTGGGAACTTCCGGATAACATCCTTCAACCCTGACTGTTCGATAGTCCCCGCTATCGTAGCCTCCACCAGTTGTCTGATATCCTTTTCGTCCATGTTCCTCATCCTCCATTAAGTTTCAAGCAGTTTCTCCAGATATTCGCGTGCGACATCAGCCGTCATACGCACCACTGCCGCCGCATCCATTTCTGGCGAAACCGACTCTTCTTGTGTTTGTTCGGCACTATCCAGCACCGATTGGATAAGCCCCTGCGCATCCTTCAATGCCCCCTTGTTCCTGGCATTGAGAACCGCACCGGCTTTCCGATATATGTCAACAGGCATATCGTTGCCTGATATACGCATAATCTCCCTCACCACATCCCATGCTATCTCCTTTGAATCATCTGCCAGTGTATGCTCCGAGAGTATGTCGGCCAGATAGTCAAGCTCGTCCTTTATCTCTGCCTGACTCAATTCTTTGCGTTGCCTCCGATTTCCATCGCTCTCGGCAACCATAGCTATAACGGTATTGCCATCTGTGGCTACGTCTGCAACACCCTCCTGGCCAGGTCCAGGTCGCTCCGACCTTCGCATTTGGCTCCCACATTTGGGGCACTTAATATCCTTGCAGTGCTCTTCACTGTCCATTGTGTATCCACATTCAAGGCACTCGCACTGGTATGTCTCCTGCTTTTCGCCCTTGTGGTCCTCGACCCATTTCTCGGCACGCTCCATAGTCCAGTTGTAGGGCTCCCGCTTGTCGAACAGGTATGTGGCGACCTGCTTCTCCTTGCCACAATAAAGGGCCTTGATGCCCTCGTCGGCGCTTATGTCTATGGTGGCAGTTATCTTGCATTCCCTGACAGGAATTCGAATGAAGTCGTCCGTCTCCTCGGGCTTCTCAACCGCCTCTTCCTCAACTTTCTCTATAGCTTCGCCCCAGCCCTTGACCAGCACTTCCATGTCAATCTGTGCCTTCCTGGCCTGTCGCCTGGTTATGAGCGCATTGGGATTTGAGGGAACAGGAACGGCAGACACTTCAAGAAGTTCCTGCTTCAAAAATGTTCGCCGCGGCGCCTTCTCGCCATCGCCATCCTCCCATTCCACCGGAACAAAGGCGACTGAGACAGTATGCAGAAAGCCGCCCTTGTATAATTTGCAAATAGTATCGCCAAACTCATACGTTTCTTTATCGGTAAAATCGGTTTGGCAAATCATTTGCCGGTTGCGAATATCAATCTGCGTCTTCCCAATGGGCGGCTGCTTATAGTCATGGGCCCACATGAATACCGGGTCTTTTCGGTAGTTATCCAGCAGCCAGCCATCCTGCTTTATGACCTCCCCATCCCTATCGACATCCTCCGTTGAGGCAACAAATTCAAGAGTATGCTCCCCAATTTGCTTCACCTCGGTTGTCTCGTAGATTTTTCTAATTACATCAGCCATGATCGCCTCCTAGTCTATGACGGGCAGGTGGACGCATCGGCAGTTCACGTGAGCGGGCGGAGTAATCGCCTCGTCAATAGTCCACACCTCACCATGTAGCGCCATGCAGTCAGAACATGTGCGCTCATCCGCCGCCGTATACCATTCCACCCTCTTGACTACCCCGCTCCGCTTATAGCCGTCCAAATGTCCCCGTGCGCTCGCTGCTATCACCTCTGTTCGGGCAATGGTCAATGCCCGCCTGGCACTACAATCCCGATATACTCGCCTTATCCGACGGCCAATCTTCTCCATCCCCTCACCCTCGGCGAAGCCCGCCACCAATTCAACCCTTATCGCCTCCGCCGTTACTGTCCCTATCTCCTCGGCTAGCCATTCCATCCGCCTGCTAATCCATTCCATTGCCAATGCGGTTAGGGGATATTCCTCGGCCTTGCCCCTATGGGCAGGCTCAGGCTCTATCAGGTCTCTCGCCTCCTCCGCCGCCCGTCTGTATGTATCTGTCAAAAGCGGTTGAAGCCACTTTGTAAATTTCTCTTTTGCCTGCCCTTCGTCAAATAGAGGCTCACTGGCATCAGTAACCGTCTTCAGAGCGTCCAGTGCCTCTTGCCTTTGCTCTGCCCACAATTCGTCAAGGGCATGGATGACTACCCGTTCCTCGGCCTCCGTGCTGTTAGCATATGTTTTCCAGTAGGCTTCTTTCTGTTCCTCCGTCTGGAAATAGGCCCTCTTCAGAGCGGGGATTACAAAAGCCCCGGAAGGGGCTTCTATTTCCGGGCCTTGTTGGCCCTGCCCCCGCCCGGTCGTCGGCGTGGCTATCAGATTCATGGGCAAGAGCAGAACGTCACCAGCCCTCGCAGCCAATGGGTCGAGGCCAACCAGTTGCCGTGCCTCGTTGATAGTCATATAGCCTGCCTTGCAGCCAGACTCTGCCAGCGTCCGTTTCTCCTCGCCTGTCTGCGGCACCACCTCATCGTGATCTATCTCTAGCTCACTCGAATTCTTGAACTTGGGAACATATTGCTCATTGAGTTTATTCTTGATTCGACTCAATCGGGGCTTGACAATCCAGCGAGCGAATGTATGGTCACCAGCTTCGGCATTCGCTTTGTTTACATTCTCTGAAATGCCCATAACGGATAATGGCATCCCGAATGC